GACCACAGGAAGTGGAAGAAAAAGCAGCAGCTGCGGAGGCAAAAGCAGCAGAGGCTAAGACTGAATAGTCATCCCGCACAGTTACTCACTTGATGTAACTGTGCGGAGTGACACCACATGGAGGTGGAAACGTGGAAAAAGAAATAGGAATAAAGCTAGAGGCTTTAGTCGGACGTACAGACTCAAAGGGTGTGTACAGAATGAAAAACATAGGGACTGCGTTTGTAAACGAAAACAATATTAAGGTTTTGTTAGACGCATTACCGATGTCAAATCCAAATGGTCAAGCAATTATATATTTGAAGGAGTCTTGGGATGTACAGAAAGAAAATGAGCCGGAAAAAATCCGGTAAATTGTTTACACGCAAAGCAATGAAAGTGAGTAATAGAAATTTCGCAACAGTTATGCGTGGTGGTTATCGTATCTAATGACCTGCTATCATCCGTTGCTAGCGTATCGCGAAGACGGGAAGATAACTTTTAACAAGCCCTTCCCTTACGCGAAGGGCTTTAATTTACCCTGCGGCCAGTGTATCGGCTGCAGGCTCAAATATAGCCAAGAATGGGCTATCAGACTCATGCATGAAAATCAAATGCATGAAGAAAGCTGTTTTTTAACACTCACAATGAATGATGAGTATTTAAACAGCAGAGAAAATCCATACTCACTAGATAAAAGTGAGTTTCAAAGATTTATGAAAAGGCTTAGAAAAAGGTATGGAAAAAAAATACGGTTTTTCCATTGCGGAGAGTACGGCGAAAAAAATCAACGTCCGCATTACCATGCCATTATCTTTGGCATGGATTTCGAAGATAAAGAGTTATTTCAAGTCAGGGATGAAATAAGGCTATACACTAGCGAAAAATTGGCAGAATTATGGCCACATGGTTTTTCGACTATTGGTACAGTCACAATGGAGTCATGCGCCTATGTGGCGCGGTATGTGACAAAAAAAATAAAAGGTAAAGATGCTGAAAAGCATTATATTAGGTGGGACCCCTCGACAGGGGAGGGGATACCTATAGAGCAAGAATATGCAACAATGTCCCGTAAACCGGGGATAGGGAAGACATGGTTCGACCAATACAAGTCGGACGTCTTCCCAAATGATTATGTTGTTATGTCAAAACATGAAATTAGACCTCCAAGATTTTATGATCAAAAATTGGAAGAAATAGATCCACATATGTATCAAAAGATAAAAGAAAAAAGAGCGGCAGAGCTGCCGGAGGTAATAGATCAATACGACGAAAATTTAGACAGGCTTTGGGTTAAAGAGGCTGTCAAGGAAGAACGACTCAAGATATTGATACGTGATTTGTAAACATATTAAGAAAAATAAATAAAAATAAACTATAAAAAAATTATTGACGTGTATTGTATATTATGCACATGATGATGCACAACATCTTGTAGGAGGTAAAAAGATGAAAAAACCAATGTTTAGTGTTTTTGACAAAATAGCAAATATGTACACACCAATATTTGCTGAAGCGACAGATGGAACAGCAATTAGATTTATACAAGATCAAATGCAAAAGGACATACCGTTCAAACGGCACCCAGAAGATTTTAGGTTGGATCGCCTTGGCGTATTGGACGAAGTCACAGGAGAATTGGATCAAAGCAGTAAAGCTGCAGTCATAGAGTTAGATCAGTTAGTAGGAGAATAAAAATGTTCGGACCAGAAGGTAGCATCCCATCGCAATTGAACCATCAGTTCAGTCGAGTACCAAAAGCAGATATTCAGAGAAGTGTGTTCAATCGTAGTCACGATTTAAAGACAACATTCGATGCGGGGTATCTGGTCCCATTTTTCGTAGATGAAGCCTTACCGGGCGATACATTTACACTTAGAGCAGAGGCGTTTGGGCGGTTGGCTACACCGCTCAACCCTATTATGGATAATATTCATATCGAAACATTCTTCTTTGCTGTACCTCATCGGTTAGTCTGGAATAATTGGGAAAAATTCTGTGGCGAACAGGAAGACCCGGGAGATTCCACAGATTATCTCATTCCAACATTAACAGCTAATGTAGTAAACAGTACGCTGTTTGATTATATGGGCGTCCCAACTGGAGTAAGTTTAACATTTAACAATTTAGCAGGACGTGCTTACAACCTGATTTATAACGAATGGTTCAGAGATGAGAACCTGCAGGATAGTGTAGTCGTAGATAAGGATGACGGACCAGATACAGCGACAGATTATGTGCTGTTAAAACGTGGTAAACGGCACGATTATTTTACGTCATGTTTGCCGTGGCCACAAAAAGGCGATGCAGTTACGCTCCCGTTGGGCGACAAAGCAATAGTACAAACAACGTATGCGCCAGGTTATTATGTAGAAGCAGGATACATGCCGCAGCTGTCTAATGGTGTTTATACATGGACAACACCTACAGGTGATCCAACTGTATGGGCAGATTTAACAGGATCAACAGCTGCAACAATTAACGATTTGCGCGAAGCGTTCCAAATTCAAAAGTTATACGAGCGTGATGCACGCGGCGGCACAAGATACACAGAAATTATTCAAAGTCATTTTGGCGTTACATCGCCAGATGCACGATTGCAACGGCCAGAATATCTTGGCGGCGGCAAGGATAGAATAAATATTCACCCGATTAGTCAAACAAGCTCAACCGATACAACTTCACCTCAAGGCAATATGGCCGCGTTTGGAACAACAGGATTTAGCGGTCATGGATTCAGTAAATCATTTACAGAGCACTCGGTCATTATCGGACTTATCAACGTATATGCAGATTTAACGTACCAGCAAGGTCTAAACAGAATGTTCAGCCGTCAAGATCGCTGGGATTTTTATTGGCCAGCGTTAGCACATATTGGCGAACAGGCAGTGTTGAATAAAGAAATCTATGCACAAGGAACAACAGACGACGATGCAGTATTTGGCTATCAGGAAAGATTTGCAGAGTACAGATATAAGCCAAGTATGATAACAGGCCAAATGCGGTCAAACTATGCTCAGTCGTTAGATGTTTGGCATTTAGCACAAGACTTTGCATCGCTACCAGCATTAAACGCGACGTTTATAGAAGAAAATCCACCAATAGATCGCGTTGTGGCAGTACCGTCGGAGCCAGACATTATTTTAAACGCATATTTCGATCTGAAATGCGCACGGCCAATGCCGACTTATAGTGTTCCCGGATTAATAGATCATTTCTAGGTTGTGGTATGGATAATATCTCTCTCGCTACTGTGTTGTATATACTTCGTAAGTACATCGCCCCTGTCCTTATTGGTGCGCTTGTGGTGTGGCTTGTGGCTAACGAGCTGGGTGCTTGGGCTGTGGCTGTTTGCGGCGTGGCTGATGCTTTAGCAATATTTGTAAAAGACTGTGGAGGCCTAACATGAGTTGGCAAGCAGTAGCAGCAGGTCTAGGTGCATTATATCAAAATCAAGAAGCAAAGCGTTCAGCAAAGAGGCAAATGGAATTTCAGGCCTCAATGTCAAACACGTCATGGCAACGAGGCATGTCCGATATGAAAGCGGCAGGATTAAATCCGATGTTGGCTTATAAAATGGGTGGCGCAAGTTCGCCAGCTGGAGCCATGTACACACCTCAAAATGTGGGAATGGCGGCGACCGATGGTTATTTAAAAGGCACTCAGGCCGATCAAGCGAAAGCACAAACAGGTCTCACACAAGCTCAAACGCAAAAAGTAGAAGCAGAAGCGAAACGAATTGAGCAAAGTACTGAATTTGAACGAGTAGTTCATGACGAAAGATGGCCAAGGTTATTTGCAACAATGTCAGCAGAAAACGTCGTGGCATCAGGGTTAGCAGTATTAGAAGGTGTTGATATAGAGCAAGTTTTGCGGAACAAAAATCACCAAATCCCACAAGAGGCTAGAAAAGGATTAGAAAGATTTGTTTACAGAGTTCAAGGGTTTAAAGGAACAATAGCTAGAGAAATGTCAGGCGTCGGTCAAAAATTCGACGCGGCAGGTAAAGCCATTGCAGATAAAGCAAAATTTTTTGCAGATATCGTTAAAGAAATGTATGGAGACTAAAAAATGCATATTAGAAAAAAATATGACAAGCGTGAGCGTAAAGGGTTTGAAACAACAGGTGAAACCCTAACACAGCAGAACTTCAAAAAGGAAGCTGACATAAAAAATATTATTATGAAACATGACCGTACCGGCATAGTTTCACATGTAGCGCGAGGTGTCGCGCAATACGGCGATTATTCGGAAGTTAATGAATATCGCGAGGCAATGGATTTGATAAATCAAGCGACAACATCATTTATGACGTTACCTTCTCAGGTGCGTTCAATGTTTGACAACGATCCGGGTGCATTCTTTGAATTTGCAACAAATCCGGAAAACGATCAGAAAATGATCGACCTTGGCCTCAAGGAAGCGCCTCCCTCTCCTAAGGGCAAGGTCGAGCCTAGACCACAGGAAGTGGAAGAAAAAGCAGCAGCTGCGGAGGCAAAAGCAGCAGAGGCTAAGACTGAATAGTCATCCCGCACAGTTACTCACTTGATGTAACTGTGCGGAGTGACACCACATGGAG